AAATTAAACGAGCGCCGTCAAACAGGGCGTAACAGACAGAACCACTTTCAATGGGACTGGCGTGATGTAGCCAAGGTCAACACAAACTATGGCAAATTCATCAAGAAAGAGATGCTTCGTATCGGCGAGGACTCAGATGAATTCCAGATGTCGTACAGCTGCAAGTGGTTGCTCGAACGCGGTATGTTTGTTACCTCTACCCTTATGGATGAGCTAGGCGATACTTCCTCAGAAACCGTAAAGGCTTGGCACCGTACCCCTGTAGTCGTTGGCATTGACCCAGCGCGTAAGCTTGACTCTACGGTTGTTACCGTGGTGTGGGTTGACTGGGACCGCCCAGATGAGTTTGGCTACTTTGACCACCGTATNCTTAACTGGTTGGAAATCCAGGGAGATGACTGGGAAGACCAGTACTTTCAGATTGTTAACTTCTTACAGAATTACGATGTACTGGCTGTTGGCGTGGATGCTAACGGTGTGGGTGACGCAGTAGCCCAGCGCCTTAAGCTTCTTCTTCCCCGAGCCGAAGTTCATGCTCTAGGCAGTAGCCAGCCAGAACAATCTAAGCGCTGGAAGCACCTTAAAGCTCTTATTGACCGTCGCATGGTTGGTTGGCCCGCACACGCAAAAACACGCAGGTTAAAGACCTACAAGCGCTTTTACCAACAGATGACTGACCTAGAGACTAAGTTCACTGGTCCTAACTTCTTGGCTAAGGCGCCGGACGAAGCCCACGCCCACGACGACTACGCCGATAGTTTGGCTATTGCCTGCTCTCTAACTATGGATTTGACCATGCCCTCTGTTGAGGTTTCGTCATCACCATTTTTTAGATAATTACATCTTTAGCCTGACTATACAGGGATTCTGTAGCACACTTTTCTACGAGGTACCTCAACCTATAAGGAGTCATTAAATGGCAATTGCACCAGACCCAAAGTTCCCAGAGCGTCCAGGAAACGTTTACGACCGTAAGGTTTCCCCAGCTACTGCAGGACAACGTGGACCACTTCGTTTTGAAGAAGGCATCGCGACTGATACCGATGTTCCAAACGAATTTACAAAGGGCGCTATGCAGGGATATGCCCCTGTTCCAGGCCGCCCAAACCGTAACCAGAATGTATTCGAAGCTTCCAGAAGAGACCATGCGCGAGCGCGCTCACGTTGGCTCAGCTGCTTGGGTAGAAGCCCCATCACATCTTTCTGAGTTCGCAGCAGGTGGTTTTGCAGACCACGGTGACAACCGCATCGAGGAAGTTACTCGTAGCGGAGCTCACCAGCAACCACACAACGCTGCTGTAGTCCAGGACTAATTAACTAGTTAAACGCCCCTGCTATGCACGAGCTAGCAGGGGCTAACTAGATATAACTATGGCACTTATCTCAGGTAAAGAAGTTAAGGAAGGCCCAAAGGGCTTACCCGCTAACCCTAAGCAATGGAACATGATTGTTGCTCAGGCGCGCACAAAATTTACTACTTATCCCTCCCCTGCAGCTGCTCACTGGGTTCATACTCGCTATGTCCAGATGGGCGGCAAATTCGTGCAGTCAAAGAAAGAGATTGACCCACGCTTTAGGGATTATGTGCAAGAAGAGAAAGACAAGAAAGAAGAAAACGCAAAGAAGAAGGTTACTAAGCCAGTAGGCAAGAACCTTATTCGCGGCGAACGCTTTAGATAGCGTGTCGCTTTACAGATTTATCGACAATAGTGTTACCCTATAGCTACTACAGGGAAAGAGGTGATTGGTGAGCGGTATTGATTTCTCGCCTCCGAGTTATCGCGCAGCTTCTTCCGATTTAACCATCTCCATTTCCCCACTGGGACTTGTAGAGCTAGCAGACGAAGAATTTGAAGTACACGGTCCACGCCTCAACCGTTACTCACTTAACTGGGCCATGTACCTTGGCCACCACTGGTCTTACCGCCGTCAAACTGGCGAAACCCAGATGGTACTTAACTACTATCGCGCTTTTACAGACTTCGTTATTAACTTCACCTTCGGCAAGGGCGTAACTTTCCGCAGCCCTAAAGCTACCGAAGCTATTATTCCTGACTTGCTTGAGCGGGTCTGGGAAGTAGACAATAACAAAGCCACTGTTCTGTGGGAAATCGGTCAACAGGGGTCAGTATCTGGTGACTGCTTTGTTAAGGTAGCTTATGAGGAAGCATACGTAGACCCAGCTGGCCGTCAACATCCAGGCCGCGTTCGCGTATTGCCGTTAAACTCATCATTCTGCTTCCCAGAGTTCCACCCACATGACCGCGAGCGCCTTATTCGCTTTAAGCTCAAGTATCGTTTCTGGGGTACCTCACTAGAAGGAACACGTCAGGTCTTTACTTATACCGAAATCCTTACAGACGACATCATCGAGGAGTACATCAACGATGAGCTCATTGACTCGCGACCTAACCCTCTGGGCACAATTCCTGTTATACATATTCCTAATGTCCGTATTTCTGGTAGTCCTTGGGGTCTATCTGACTGCAACGATATTATTAACATTAACCGTGCGTACAATGAAACGGCTACTGACATTGCTGATATTGTCAACTACCACGCCGCGCCAGTCACGGTCATCATAGGCGCAAAAGCTTCTCAGCTTGAGAAGGGCGCTAATAAAGTCTGGGGCGGACTACCAAAAGACGCAAAGGTAGAGAACCTTGAAGGCGGCGCACAGGGCTTAAAGGGCGCTATGGACTTCCTAGCAATGATGAAGAAGTCTATGCACGAAATGATTGGCGTTCCCGAGACCGCGTTGGGTCAAGCACAGCCTATTTCTAACACCTCTGGCGTAGCGCTATCTATTCAGTTCCAGCCTTTGATGAACCGCTACCACCAAAAGATTATTCAATACGCACATGGCCTAGAGCGCGTTAATGAGCTTATCCTCCTTAACCTTGCTCTAAAGGAACCTGAGAAGTTTGTATGGGACCCAGATTCAAGCCAGACCCCGCTAAAGCCAGGTCAGCTTGCACAGCTTGATTTCAACGACCCAATCACATACCAGTCTTATGTTCACTTCCCACAACCACTTCCTCTCGACAAGCTCATCGCGCTCAACGAGATTCAGTCCAAGCTCTCACTTGGTCTGGAATCAAAGGAAGGCGCTTTGCGTACTCTGGGCGAGGAATTCCCTGCAGAGAAGCTCACAGAAATTCGTCAAGAGCTTCAAGACGACGCTATTGCAGATGGCGCTCTCAAGCTCATCCAGACTCAAATCGACCAGGATATTGCTGCTCTTACTGGTGCTCAACCTGGTGGCGCCCCTGGAGCTCCTTCTACACCTTTGACCTCTACTGGCCCAGCTGGTGAGCAGGTAACTAACACCCCAGAATCACCTATCGTTCTGGATGACGCGACTATCGCGGCTCAACTAGGAGAACAAGGCCTCCGCACTCGCCTTGTAACTGATGCTTACGGAACACAACTTCCTCAACGAAGGGTTCCGCAAGACTACGAAAAATAAAGTGGTTTAACCCTTTATTTAACGTGGTGTACGGCAAAATTAGAAATACACGTTAGGTCATTTGTGCTCTCATATCGGAAAACGACCCCTAGGATAAAAGGATATAAGCATGTCTGAAACTGCAGAAGTAATGGCAGATGCTTTTGAAGCAGAAGCCAACGTAGCTCCAGTCGTAAATGTGTCGGGCGTTGACGCGCCTACTGTTGCATCTGGACTCGAGAAGGAAACGACTACTACTCAGAAGTTTTATACTGAAGAGGATTTAGCTCGTGTTCGCTCTCAAGAGAAAGACAAGGTCTACCCTCAGCTTGAAAAGTTGAAGGAAGAAGTTCTTGCTCTTAAGAAAGAAAAAGAAGAAGAAGCCGCTCGTAAAGCAGCTGATGCGCAAGCTAAGGANGCTGAACAAAAAGCTAAGTTTGAGAACGACTTGGACGCCAAGGAACTTCTTAAGCTTAAAGAACAAGAGTGGCAGGAGCAGTTGGCACGTGAGCGTCAAGAACGTGAAACGGCCTTCGCTCTTCTGGAGCGTGAAAAGACCTTTGCAGATTTGCAGGCTTATCGCCAACAGTTAATCGAACAGGAACGCGAAAGCATCATTCCTGACTTGCTGGACTTGATTCAGGGTAATACCCGCGAAGAGATTCAAGCAAGCGTGGAGGGACTAAAGTCTCGTTCTGAACGAATTCTTGAATCGGCGCAATCTGCTATGCAGAATGCCCGTAAAGAGATGCGCGGAGCAAGCACAAATGCTCCAACAGCTGGACCATTGGAAACTAATATGGAATCACGTCAGTTCACAGCGCAAGATATTGCGTCTATGTCGGTAAACGAATACGCCAAGTACAGAGATAAGCTACTGAGCGACTCTGCTCGTGGCCGTTCTCAAGGGTTCCTCGGCTAAAAACCTCAACTAAAAAAACCTACTTATAAGGAGTCAAAGCTAAATGGCATCAGGTATTACAGGTACTGGCAATCTTGCCGCTTCACCTACAGCCTACTCGGGTACAAATACCCAGCTGACTCAAGCCATTCAAACGATTTGGTCCAAGGAAATCTTGTTCCAGGCAATGCCAATTCTTCGTTTTGAACAGTTTGCAGTCAAGAAGACCGAACTAGGTGTTGCACCTGGTCTTCAAATCAACTTCATGCGTTACAACAACCTCGGCTTCGCTTCACCGCTTGTCGAAGGTGTTCGTATGCAGACCAACGCGTTGACCGCTCAACAGTTCTCAATCACTGTTGCAGAGCACGGCTACGCACTTGCAGTGTCTGAGCTCTTGCTCAACGCTTCATTCGACGACGTGATGGCTTCTGCTTCACGTTTGCTCGGTCGCAACATGGCTATCTATCTTGACCAGCTTTCACGCGACACCCTCTACTCAGCTTCTTCAACCATCTACGGTGAAGACCGCTCAAACCTCTCAGCAGTCAACAACTGGTACGCATACGGCACAGAAGGCACCAACCGTGCTTCTATGACCGGTTCATACTACTTGACACCTCGTACCATCAAGGATGCTGCAGAAACACTAGCAACCAAGAACATCCCTCGGTTGGGCGAGACCTACGTGGCCTTCGTTCACCCACACCAGTCACGTCGTCTCCGCGACATGCCTGAATTCATCGAAGTCACGAAGTACGCTGCTCCAGGTAACTTCATGCTCGGTGAAATCGGCCGCTTGTACGACACAGTCTTCATTGAGACCACTCAGGTTCTCAAGGTTGCTGGCGGTGCAGGTTCTGGCTACACAACCGACACAGCTGTTGCTAACCCAACAGTAATTCCTGGCGGAGGTTACACAACCCCTGCAACATACACAGGAAACGGCGCATCTGACCGCTACTCAGCTATCTTCATTGGAGATAACGCATTTGGTCACGCAATCTCACTCCCAGTAGAACTCCGCGATGGCGGTATCTTGGACTTCGGTCGTGAGCACGCGCTTGCTTGGTACTCAATCTTCGGTCTTGGTCTAATCACTGACCAGTCCGTAGTAATTGCCGAGACCAACTAATAAAAAACTAAATAGCTTAAAGGGCGGGGGCTTCGGTCCCCGCCTTATCTAACCGAGACACTAACATGGAGGATTTAATGGCTAAAGCAAAGCCCACAGATGTAACTGGCCGTATTCGCGAGCAGATGATTGCAGACAATCAAGAAGCTATGGTCGAGCGCGCCAATGAAATGTCAATGGCTACAGCACAGGCAAAGGTAAAGCTTGAGACTGAAGTTATTGATGCGACTGTCCCAGAGCGCCAAACAGTAATCGTTGATGAAGCCGTAACAGTAGGCGGAGACGAGAGCAATGTTGAGATTCGCGTAGTCCAGGACCTAGAGAACATGACTCTTGGCGCTGGTAATAACTACAACTTCAAGGCGGGACAGAAGTACAAGGTTACTAAGCACGTGGCCCAGCACCTTAAGGAAAAGGGCTACCTAGCTAATAGTTTCTAAGCATTTCTATCTTAGTGGGCGAGCCTTCGGGCTCGCCTTCTTCGTTTGCGCAGATTTTTTTACTTTTTACCGTCATTATTATATCTACCGTAGTGTAGGGAGTTTAAGTGGCTGTTCTATCTAACATACTCTCTCGAGTACGTCTAGAGCTAGGCGATTTACAAAAGAACTTCGCCTTTACAGCTACTGGCGATGGCTCTACAAAAGTCTTTGCTACTGGCATTAAGCCCATTGAGATTACCAACCTATACGTTACAGTAAACGGGTCCCCAGTAGCCTATCCGACTGGATACTCCGTAGAACAAGATACTGGGATTATTACCTTTCAAATAGCTCCTGCAGCTAATGTGGCTATAACCGTTCAAGGCCTTCAAGACCGTTACTTTTTAGACGCAGAGCTTACTAACTTTGTAAATGACGCCGTAAATCAGCACACGTATAACCGCACAGATGCTTTTGGCAGCGCGATAACTATTGCCTCTATCCCACCTGTTGAAGAGTACCCAGTAGCTATCTTGGCTACCATTGAAGCTCTTTGGGCGCTCGCTACAGATGCCGCATTTGACATTGACATCCAGGCCCCAGACGGAGTTAACATTCCCCGCTCTGAGCGCTACCGCCAGCTAAGCACAATTATCCAACAGCGCTGGGAACAATACAAGACCCTTTGCGCACAGCTTAACGTTGGACTATGGCGTATTGAGATGGGCACCCTTATTCGTACATCTCGTACCACCAACAAGTACGTCCCAATTTACATGGGACAAGAGGTGGACGATTCACGCCGCCCAGAGCGCGTCTACATCCACAACGACCTTACTGGCCGCTCCCCACTACCAGAGTACGCTGGCATTTACGACATTCAAATCTACCAAGGCGATTCTTGGTCGCAGCAATTTACCTTTCCATTTGACGTTACCAACTTGGTATTTAAGGCGCAGATTCGTACGTACCCAGACGCACCGTCCTTGTACGCCACCTTTAACGTCGCAGTTGTTGATGGCCCTAACGGAATTATTCAGCTTAGCCTTGACCCTTCCGCCACCGCTTATCTTCCTGTTCGCGCGTTCTGGGACCTTCAAGCAACTGACCCATCAAACCCTAGCTTTGAACAAACCTACGTTAAGGGACAAGTATTCGTACAACAGCAGGTGACACTTGACTAACGTATACCCTCAAACACAACCCGTTGTCGTTACAGTAACGCCAACTACCCCACAACCAGTACAGGTTAATCAAATCTATGCTGGCGCAATGAACACCCCCGTGGTTGCTTACCACTTTGTACAAAATACTCCTTCAAGCTCTTGGGTTATCACTCATAATTTAGGGTGGATACCTAACGTTACAGTTCAAGATTCAGCTGGTAACATAGTTGAAGGAGAAATTACGTACACTAATACGAAGCAACTTACGGTCACTTTTTCATCAGCGTTTAGCGGAAACGCGTACCTTTCTTAAGGAGAGTAGATGTCCCGTAAATTTTTAACACCGATTGATTTAACGAAGAACGAGCTTCAAAACGCTCGTATTCAAAATCTTGCATCGGCGCCTTCTTCTCCAGTAACAGGCCAAATCTACTACGACACTACCCTCAATGGCCTNTACATCTACAACGGTACCGCCTGGGCNCTTGCTGGNGGCGTATCTTCGGGCACTCTTTCCGCACGCCCAGCAGCTACGGCAGTAGCCTCAGGCTCTTTCTACTATGCAACTGATACCTATGTTATCTACTACTCAAACGGCTCTACATGGCAGCAAGTAGGTATTGGACCTAACACCACAGACACTCTTACAAACAAGACTCTTACCTCTCCAAAGATTCTTGGCCCAATGTACATCCAGAGTGGTGGCGGAGCTGGTGGCCTAAACAACACCATTACTGCCAATAACTCAACTGGCGTCCTTACTGTTAACTCTACCTACGGCGTAGAAATTGATGCTACAGGTAACATCAACCTTGGTCCTTCTGGAACAGCTACTGTAAACAGCGACGTTATTACAACTAACACAGCTTCACAGACTGTAACTAACAAGACTCTTGGTTCTGGAACTTCTCTTAGCGCATCTCTTAACGCTGGCTCAAACAAGATTACAAACCTTGCCTCTCCAACAGCATCCACAGACGCTGCTAACAAGGCCTACGTTGATGCGGCAGCTAGCTCGCTTAACGTGCATGGTTCTGTTGAGTACCTCATCTCTGGCGTTCTTGCTGGTACCTACACACCTGGCTCTACTGGAGCTGATGGCGGTACTGGCGTCGGTGCAACAATTACACTTTCAGCAACAGGAACTCTTACTGTTGACTCTGGCCCAGACCCTCTACAAGTTAACGACCGCGTACTTATTGCTGGCGGTGTAACAGCCTATGCTGGAGCGTCTTCGATTGTAAACGGTATTTACGTTGTTACTAACAACGGAGCTGGCGCACAAAACATTGTATTTACTCGCGCAACTGACTATGACAACCACATCTCTGGTCAAGTAGTTGCTGGTGACTTTGTATTTGTTGCTTACGGAAACACTTATGGCAAAACTGGTTGGGTTCAAGTAAATGAAGGAAGCCTTACCTCTAACCCAGCAGACGGAATTATTATTGGAACGGACCCAATTTCCTGGGGTCAGTTCTCTGGAGCGGGTACATATACCGCCTCTAACGGTGTTGCCCTAAGCGGAAACAATTTCTTCTTCAATCCAACATCATCTGGTGGCTTGCAAACAGGACCTTCTGGAGCCGCTATCCTTCTTCCAGCAAACTCTGGTTTAAGCACCAGCTCTTCTGGTCTTGCTGTCGGCGCTGGTACAGGCATCACAGTATCTGGTTCAACAGTAGCCCTTACTAACACCTCAGTAACTGTAAACGGAAACACAGTAGCTCTTGGCGGCTCAACCACAATTACCGCCAACACCACTAACGCTCTTACGCTTGGAACTGGCCTTACAGGAACCTCGTTTAACGGCTCTTCTGCGGTTACCGCTGCTATCGATACCTCGGTAGTTGTACGTAAGTATGCTGCTGCGGTAGGCGACGGAACCTCTACTTCTATTACAATCACCCACAACCTCGGAACACGCGATGTACAAGTAACTCTCTACGATGCAACCTCGTACGCAGAAGTTATGGCGGATGTAACGCATGCGACTACAAATACGATAACTCTGGCGTTCTCTGTAGCCCCTACATCTAGCCAATATCGCGTCGTAGTATTCGGGTAGTAGTACATGAGCCGTAAGTCTCTTGTACCTGTAAACGTACC